ATTGCTTCTACTTTATCAATTAGTGGTGATAGTGGTACAGATTCAGTAGATTTAACCTCAGGCACATTAGCCTTTGATGGTGGTGATGGTATTCAAACGTCAGTTACAAATGACCAAGTTTCTATCGCTGTTGATAGTACAGTTGTAAGAACAACAGGCGCACAATCAGTTGAAGACTTATCTGTTACAGGTAACTTGACTGTTACAGGTGAAACAACTTACGCAAATACAACCACAGTCAATCTTGGTGATAACATTATCACTCTTAATGCTGATATTCCACAAGGTTCAGCACCAAGTGAAAATGCTGGTATTGAAATTGACCGAGGCTCTTCTGCTAATGTTTCATTACTTTGGAACGAAACATCTGACAAGTGGACATTTACTAATAATGGTACTGACTACTTTGCAATGGCAGATGCTGGTCGTTTAGATTCAGCATTTACACAGGCAAACACCAACGCAACTAATATCACCGCAGCTCAGAATCACGCTGATGGTGCCTTTACTCATGCAAACGGTGCTTTTGGTGCAGCTAACACAGCACAGACCACTGCCGATGATGCTCAAACTCATGCAGAAGGTGCGTTCACATTAGCAAACACAAACTCAACGACTGATTATACTAATGTTTCTGTAACAGCTGGTGATTACGGCAGTGAAGTTATTATTCCTGTTGTTCATTTAGAGGCAAATGGTCGTGTTAGTTCTATTGCAAACACCTCAGTACGAACTGGTACAACATCCGTAACTGGTATTGTTCAGTTAACCGATGCAACGAACTCTACATCAACCACAACAGCTGCTACACCTAATGCTGTTAAAACTGCTTTTGATACAGCAACCGCAGCGCAAACTCATGCTGATGGTGCCTTTACTCATGCAAACGGTGCTTTCGGTGCAGCTAACACAGCACAGACAACCGCTGATGGCGCACAAACTCACGCTGAATCAGCCTATACTCAAGCAAACACCAATGCAACAAATATCACCACAGCTCAGAATCATGCTGATGGCGCTTTCAATCACGCTAATGGTGCTTTTGACAAGGCAAACACAGCCATCACAACTTCTGGTGGTACAATTTCTGGTGACTTATCTGTTACTGGTAACTTGTTAATTTCTGGTGAAACTGTTACTACAGATGTTCAGACTGTTGTTGTTCAAGATTCTTTAGTTAAGTATGCAAACAACAATGTGGGTGATGCTCTTGATATCGGTTTCTATGGTACCTATAACGATGGTACTCAGAAATACACAACCTTGTATAGAGATGCTTCTGATTCTGGTAAGTATAAACTCTTAACAGGTGGTACAACAGAACCTGATGCAGCTAACACAGTTGATCCATCAACATTCTCTACTGCGACTTTAGTTGCAAACATTGAAGGTAATATTTCAGGTGGTACCGTTTCTGGTCTGTCTGCTGATATTGCAGTTGCTGATGGTGGTACCGGTGCTGGTTCATTCACACAAGGTGCAATTCTTATTGGTAATGGCACAAATGCTTTACAAGAGTTATCAAACTCTTCATACACATTAACAGGCACATTAGGTGCAAGTAAAACACTTACTGCTCTAACTGTTGATGCTTATGGTAGAACAACAGCTGCTACAGCTGCTGATATTGCAATTGCTGCCTCACAGGTAACTTCTGGTACATTTAGTGTATCTCAAGGTGGTACAGGTGCTTCAACATTAACCATCAATGGTGTTCTATTAGGACAAGGAACAAGTGCAGTAGCGGCTGTTTCTTCTTCAACTGAAGGCCATGTATTACAAGTTAATAGTTCAGGTGTCCCAACATTTGCACATTTAAATGGTGGTACATTTTAATTAATTAAATATTATGAGAGGTTTTTATCATGGATGATAAGCAATTTATAACTGCTTACAATGACGTTATATTGGAAAATATGAATTCTATATTAAAACAGAATTTTATTTTTCAAACTCAATTGAAATTTGTTGAAGGTAAAGATAAAGAAATTGGCGAGTTGAAAGAACAGCTCGCCAAATTTCAAGATTTAGAAAAAAATAATACACAATCTAAATCTCAAAGCGAGCAACGAATTTCAGAACTTGTAAGTGAAATAAACAATTTAAAACATCAACTAAATAATAAAGAAGACGAATTGAAGAAATCTTCGAATACGGACGCTGATAGACAACGATTACAGAGTGCGGTCAATTCTCAAATGCGAGAAATTGAAACGCTTAAAAATCAGGTATCACTTTTAGAAAATGAAAAAAAGAAAATTAGTGATGAAAATTTTCAACATACAGAATATATTAAGCAGATAGAAGAAATGTTACCTAAAACTAAAAAGAAACAATTAGGAATTACAGACGAATTAATACAGGAGAATAATAAACCAGAAACTAATGAGAATTTATTTAAAATAGCTTCCAGTGGCGGCACTTTTTAAGTGAGTTTCTAAATGGCGAATACAACGATATCAATTCGCAGTTCTGGTGATACCGGTGTTACACCCTCGTTAGGTGTAATAGCAAATGGTGAGTTAGCGCTTAACTTTGCTGACGGTATTCTTTATTATAAAACTGCATCAAATACTCTTGGTACAATAACGACCACCGAACCGGCTGGGCTGAATAAAGAGATTCAGTTCAACGATTCTGGTTCGTTAGGATCAAACGCGGGATTAACATTTGATAAAACAACTGGTACATTTACTGTTCCAAGTTTAAATGTCGCCAGTGTTTACTCCTTACCTGTCACAGATGGCACAAACGGCCAGTTACTAACAACTGATGGTTCTGGTACGATTACATTCCAAGATGCACCTACACCTCCAGCTAATGTTTCAATTTCAACATTTAGTGGTACGGGTGATGGTTCTACTGTAACATATAATTTAGGTTATTATCCTGTTTCAAAAGAAGCTTTATTAGCAACAATTGGTGGTGTTTTACAAGACCCATCAACAGCTTATACAATCAATCAGTCTAATAACACAATTTCATTTACATCACCACCAGCAAATACTGCACCAATTAGTGTTGTTAGTTTATATACTAATGTTACTCCAATTGGTCCCGCTGATGTTATTGTATCAAACTTCATTACAACGGCAAATGGTGTTGCAGATACTTTTGATTTAGGATTTAATGTTACCTCTGCAAATAATCTTACAGTTGCTGTTGATGGTGTATTACAAACACCTACATTACACTATACTGTAAATACTACAGCAAATACAATTACTTTTGATTCTATTCCACCAAGTAGTTCAAATATTTCTGTTGTTAGTTTATATACAAATGTAAATACATACGCTGATGTCATTGGCACAGCTGCATATGCTCATGCAAACGGTGCTTTCGATGCCGCTAACGGAGCATCAACATTAGCACAAAACGCATATGATTATGCTAACACAATCGTTAGTGATACTCAAGTTGATCCTTATGCACGAGCTCATGCTAATGGTGCTTTTGATGCCGCTAATACATCACAGACACACGCTGAAGGCGCGTTCACATTAGCAAACACAAATAGCACAACAGATTATACTAATGTATCAATTACAGCTGGAGACTATGGCAGTGCCACAATTATTCCTGTTGTTCATCTTGAAGCTAATGGGCGTGTAAGTTCTGTAACAAACACCGCGATATCAACTAGCTCAACATCCACAGCTGGTATTGTTCAACTCTATGATGGTGTTGACTCAACTTCAACAACAACAGCAGCTACACCGAATTCGGTTAAAGTAGCTTATGACCATGGTGATGGTGCCTTTACACAAGCAAACACCAACGCAACTAATATTACCACCGCACAAGGTCATGCTGATGGTGCCTTTACACATGCTAATGGTGCCTTTGATAAAGCAAATACAGCCCAAACTCACGCTGATGGTGCCTTTACACAAGCAAACACAGCTCAAACAACCGCTGACAATGCTCAAACTCACGCTGAAAGTGCATATACTCAGGCAAACACAAACGCCTCAGATATTACCACAACAAACAATAGATTAAATTCTGCTTTTGGCCACGCTAATGCGGCTTACACACAAGCCAACACAGCAACAACAGATGCTGGTTCAGCCCAAACTCATGCAGAAGGTGCCTTTACACAAGCAAACACCAACGCAACTAATATTACCACAGCACAGAATCACGCTGATGGTGCCTTTACACATGCTAATGGTGCGTTTGATGCTGCTAACACAAAGTTTGCTTCTGCTGGTGGTACAATCACGGGCGACACAACAATTACAGGCAATCTAACTGTTACCGGTACAAGAACTTTTGCTAACACTGTTGATACTTTAATTACAGATAATATTGTAACATTAAATGCCGCTATAGGTCAAGCATCTGCGCCAACACTTGATGCTGGTATTGAAATTGACCGAGGTTCTTCTGCTAATGTATTATTGTTATGGAATGAAACTTCTGATAAATGGACCTTTACAAATGATGGTTCAACTTATTATGAAATTCCAACAAATACAAGTGTAACAACCGCACAAGGTCATGCTGATGGTGCCTTTACACATGCTAATGGTGCCTTTGATAAAGCAAATACAGCCCAAACTCATGCAGAGGGCGCCTTTACACAGGCAAATACCAACGCTACTAATATCACTACGGCTCAAAACCATGCTGATGGTGCTTTTACACAGGCAAATACCAACGCTACTAATATCACTACGGCTCAAAACCATGCTGATGGTGCTTTTACACATGCTAATGGTGCCTTTGATAAAGCAAATACAGCACAAACCCATGCTGATGGTTCTTTTGGCCATGCTAATGGTGCTTTTGATGCCGCTAACACAGCACAAACCCATGCAGAAGGTGCCTTTACACAAGCGAATACCAATTCAACAACCGATTATACTAATGTGTCGATTACAGCTGGTGATTATGGCAGTGAAGTTATTATTCCTGTGGTTCATCTTGAAGCTAATGGTCGTGTAAGCTCTATTGCAAATACGAGTGTTAGAACTGGTACAACATCGGTAACTGGTATTGTTCAGTTAACCGATGCAACCAATTCAACTTCAACAACAACAGCAGCTACACCTAATGCTGTTAAGTCGGCCTATGATTTAGCAGACACAGCAAACACAAGTGCAACTGCGGCTCAAAGCACGGCTGATGGTGCTTTTACTGCGGCTAATACTGCACAGTCTACAGCAGATGGCGCACAAACACACGCTGAAGGCGCCTTTACACAGGCAAATACAAACGCCTCAGATATTACCACAGCTCAAAATCATGCTAACGGTGCTTTCAATCACGCTAATGGTGCTTTTGGTGCAGCTAACACAGCACAGACCACTGCCGATGATGCTCAAACTCATGCAGAAGGTGCCTTTACACAAGCGAATACCAATGCTTCAGATATCACCACGACCAATTCAAGATTAAATTCAGCTTTTGGTCATGCTAATAGTGCATTTGATACAGCAAATACAAAATTTGCAAGTGCAGGAGGCTCTATTTCTGGTGACGTTTCTATCACTGGTAATTTAACTGTTGTTGGCGAAACAGTTTATGCAAACACAACAACAGCACTAATTGCTGATAATATTGTAACACTTAATGCAGCTATCAATCAAGCCTCTGCACCAGCATCAGATGCTGGTTTAGAAATAGACCGAGGCTCATCAGCAAATGTGTCTTTATTATGGAATGAAACTTCTGATAAATGGACCTTTACAAATGATGGTTCAACATATTTACCAGTAGCAGATGGTGATAGATTAGATTCAACATTCACTCATGCTAATGGGGCGTTTGATGCTGCTAACACATCACAAACTCATGCAGAGGGTGCCTTTACACAGGCAAACACCAACGCTATTAATATTACCACAACACAAGGTCATGCTGATGGTGCCTTTACACATGCTAATGGGGCGTTTGATGCTGCTAACACATCACAAACACACGCTGAAGGTGCCTTTACACAAGCAAATACAAATTCAACAACTGATTATACTAATGTTTCTGTAACAGGCGGAACTTACGGTAATGCAAGTTATATTCCTTCTGTAACTGTTGAGGCGAATGGTCGAGTTTCATCAATTTCTACAACAGCATTTAGTGCAGCCACTATTGGTGATATACTTGCACTTTCAATAGCACTAGGATAAAAGGTATAAATAGACTATTATGGCAAAACCAGCAACCAGACAACAATTTAAAGATTACTGTTTACGCAGACTAGGTCATCCAGTCATTTAAATCAATGTGGATGATGACCAAATAGAGGATCGTATAGACGATTCATTACAATTTTTTCATGATTACCACTTTGATGGCACTGAAAAAATGTATATGAAACATCAAATTACACAAGCCGATATTGACCGTAAATGGATATACACACCGGATCCTGTTATTTTTGTTACAGGTGTTATGCCATTTGATGATTCAAATTCATCAATCAATATGTTTGATTTAAGATATCAATTAAGATTACACGACTTATATGACTTTACATCGGTGTCTTATGTTTCATATGAAGTTACAATGCAACATATTTCAACATTAAATTTATTATTTTCAGGTAAACCACAATTTAGATTTAATCGACATCAAAATAAACTTATGTTAGATATAGATTGGACTAGAGATGTTCAAGTTGGTGAATATGTCATTGTTGAATGTTATCGAGCTTTAGAACCAGAAACAGTTACTTTAACAGGAACTTTAACAGGAACCACATCTTCAAATGTTTTAACCGGTTCTGCAACAACTTTTGACCAAGAAGTTTTAGAAAATGATTTCATTACTCTTTCGGATGGTCAAGAAGTTCAAATTAAAAAAATTAATTCACCAACAGAAATAAGAATTGTTGGCAATTTAAGTGCCAATGTTTCAGCTGTGACTATGACAAAAGCAGGAACATCCGATGTTTGGAACGATAGATTCTTAAAACAATACGGCACCGCAAAAATAAAATATCAATGGGGAAGCAACTTAAGTAAGTTTGCTGGAATTCAAATGCCAGGTGGCGTAACTTTAGATGGACCTAGAATTATGGAGGAGGCTCAAAGAGAGATTGACAAAATTGAAGAAGAAATGCAATCATACAATGTCCTTCCATCAGAAATGTTCTATGGGTAAATAATGAATGGCAACCAATCTTTATTTCAACAATTTTCCAAAGAATATAACGTCTGAACAATTACTTGTTGAAGACTTAGTAATTGAATCACTAAAGATGTATGGCATGGATGTATTTTATATGCCACGCACATCACGAGATGTAATTGACAATATCTATGGTGAAGACCCACTTAAACAATATATTTCTGCCTTTCCCCTTGAAATGTATTTGGAAAATATTACCGGCATGGATGGAGATGGAGATTTTATTTCCAAATTTGGTTTAGAAATACGAGATGAAATATCTTTATTAGTTTCTCGTAGAAGATTCCAGTCTATTGCAAATCAAACACGGCCTAATGAAGGCGATTTAGTTTTTGTTCCTGTAATTAATGGTTTTTTTGAAATTACATTTGTAGAACACGAAGATAATCAAGCAATGTATCACACACTTGGTCGTGGTCGTGGCGGTAATGTTTATTTGTATGCTCTTAAACTTAAACATCACGTATTTTCTAATGAAATTATTGAAACGGGAGTTTCTGATATTGATAATAACATTAGAGATTACTATCCAAGAACAAAACTTTCTTTATCAACAATGACTTCTGGTAAATTTGTTAATGATGAAATTGTTTACCAAGGAACAGATTTAGCAAATGCAACGGCACAAGCTGTTGTTTACGACTTCTATCCTAACACACATATTGATATAATTAGAGTTCAAGGAAAATTTACAGCCGCCAATGTTATAGGCGCTACATCCAGTTCAGTAGGGGTTGTATCTGTTGCGGATGATACCGCTTACATGAATACAGCATTTAATGATGATATTGATAATATGTTTATTGAGGGTGAATCGGATTCAATCATTGACTTTACGGAAAGCAACCCGTTTGGTGAAGCCTAAAGATAAAATGAGAAAATAAATGTTAGGTAATGCACATTTTTATAATCGAACCATTCGAAAAGTTGTTGTGGCTTTTGGCACAATGTTTAATGATATTCTTGTTAAACGATACACTAAAGATGGTTCAACAGCAAAAGAACAGTTCAAAGTTCCGTTGTCCTATGGCCCAAAAGAAAAATATTTAACACGAATTACCTCTGATCCAAATTTAACAAAATCGGTGGCAACAGTTGTTCCTCGCATTTCATTTGATTTAACTGGAATGGAATATGACTCAAGTAGAAAACAACTATCAACACTACAAAATTTTGCAGCTAATAATTCTACAAATATAAAGACACAATATGTTCCTGTTCCATATAATTTTGAATTTTCATTATCAATCTTTGTAAGAAATACCGAAGATGGCACACAAATACTAGAACAAATATTGCCATTTTTTACACCAGATTTTAATGTAACTGTTGACTTCATATCAAGCATGACTCAACATTATGATATGCCTGTTATACTCAATTCTGTTACACCAAGTGTGGACTATGAAGGTGATGGAACAACAACACGACTGATTATGTGGGACTTGTCATTTACGGCAAAAGGGTATATTTGGCCGCCAGTTAAAGAAGGTAAATATATTCGTCAAGCAAATACAAATTTACATATTGAAACATCAAGTAGAACATCACAAAAAATATATGTTGATTATGCAAACGGTTCAGGTTATTTTGCCGATGAAGAAACAATATTTGTGACAACAACCATAAATGGTGGCAATAAAGATAAAACAGGTGATTTAGCTTACTTTAGCAATTCTAACAATGGAATCATTGTGGTTAATAACCTAAATAAATTAATAGAAGCTAATGATATAATTGTGGGTGCAACATCAAATGCAAGTTATAATGTTTCCAGTGTTGATAGTGATCCATTAAAAACAGTTATCATCATTACAACTCCAGATCCAATTTCTGCCAATGCAGATGATGATTATGGATTTACAGAAACAATTACTGAGTGGCCGTTTACATAATGAGTAAATCAGAAGACATTTTATCCGATGTTCTTAATATAGAGAATGATAAGGAACAAAATATTGAAACTCTTCCTGTGGTGGAAGAAAAAAAAGATATTGTTCCTGTTGAAGAAGTAGCTGAGCAAGACACACAGTTTGCTCGTGATAACATCAAAACTCTTATTACAAAAGGCAATGTTGCCTTAGACAATCTTTTAGCTGTTGCAAGAGAGTCAGAACACCCTCGTGCATATGAAGTAGCTGCAACAATGATTAAAAATTTATCCGATTCAAATAAAGATTTGCTTAATATACAAAAAACAAGAAAAGAATTAACCAAAAATGATGAGAATGTTGTAGGAAATACAAAAAATATGAATATCGACAAGGCTGTTTTTGTAGGATCCACAACGGAACTTGTGAAATTTTTAAAGAACAAACAGGAAGAATAAATAATATTATGGAAACATTAATCAATTTATTAAAAAAGGTATTATCTGATACATTCACATTTTATGTTAAAGCACACAGTTTTCATTGGAATGTAGAAGGAGCTGACTTTCCTCAATATCATGAATTCTTTGGTACTGTTTATAAAGAATTACATGACGCTGTTGATATTATTGCTGAACAAATACGAGCATTAGATTCATATGCGCCCGGAACAATGGCTGAGTTTCTTGAACTTACCGATATACAAGAAGAATCCGAAAAACTAACAGCTGTTGAAATGTCTTCTAAACTAAACGAAGATAATAACAAATTAGTTAATACTTTAGAGTTGTGTGATAAACTTGCAAATCAATTTGAACAGATTGGACTTTCTAATTTTTTACAAGACCGAATAGACAAACATAAAAAACTAGGTTGGATGCTTCGTAGTATCTCAAAATAAGATATGGAAGGCTATCTTGGAAATGACCGGCTCAAAAGGGTCGGGGTTGAATTAACTTATACAGTTGACCAAGTAGAAGAAATTCTCAAGTGTCAACATGATCCTGTATATTTTATTAGAAACTATGTACAGATTGTAAATGTGGACCACGGTTTGGTGCCTTTTGATATGTGGCCGTTTCAAGAAAAAATGGTTCGTTCATTCCACGAGAATCGTTTTAACATTGCAAAGATGCCTCGGCAGTGTGGTAAAACAACAACTTCTGTTGGTTACATGTTGTGGTCTGTTCTTTTTAATGAAGAATATACAATAGGTATTCTTGCTAATAAAGGCTCACTCGCAAGAGAAATTTTAAGCCGATTACAAAAGGCTTATGAATATTTACCTTTATGGTTACAACAAGGAATTGTAGTTTGGAACAAAGGTAATATAGAATTAGAAAATGGTTCTAAGATTTTTGCCTATGCAACATCAGCATCTGGTGTTCGAGGCGGAACTTATAATTTGGTGTTTTTGGATGAATTTGCT